CTACGGCAGCGCATCCGCCGCACGCGGGGAAATCCACAGCACCTCGGTGCGTGGTTGTCGCAAAACTCCCACAGCAAAATGCGCCCGCTCCACCCGCCGCCACCCCACCAGCATCTCGTCGTACAGCGCGGACGGGTATCCGGCCAGCACCACCATCCCCTTGCAGCCCAGTAGCACCTCCAGCAGCTCGACATGCTGTTGCGTGGTCAGCTCATGCCGGTAGCCTGTGTCGGATCGAGTGGAGGGGACGTAGGGGGGATCGACGAAATGCAGCGTCTGGGGCGTGTCCTGGGCTTTGATCACGGCCAGCGCATCACGGCACTCGATCACCACGCCTTGCAGCCGACGCCGGACAGCCACCAAGCTGCGCGGGTACGTGACCCATTCGCCGGCCTTGCCCCTGCCTGACCCCGTGCGGTGCCGCGCGTCGGCAAACGACCGCTTGCGCGGATCGAACACCGATGCGTGGTGAAACGACAAATAGGCGCGAATGATCGTGCGCTGAGCCGTCACCACCGGATCGGTAGACGACATGAACGCCTGGTCAAACTCGGCGCGGGCGTAGGGTGTGCGGCGCAGCTTGCGCATCAGCGCTGCGCATTGCATCGGGTCTTGGATGACGCGGAACAGCGACACGATCTCACTGTCGAGGTCGTTGTAGACCTCAATCTCGCTGCGGGTCTTGCGCATCAGCACGCTGGCCGCGCCACCAAACGGCTCGACGTAAATGCGGTGGGGTGGAAGGTGCCGAAGCACCCACGGGGCAATCGCCCACTTGCCTCCAAAGTAGCGCAGCACCGCCCGCTTGGGGCCATCAGCGGCCAAGCTGGCCGGTTTGGTTGTCGTCTGGTTCACAGAGCCGTCCTCGTTGATGAGTCGCTCTGTGGCGATCGGGGGATTGCGGGATCGTGTCCCTGGTCACGTCGCACATGGTGCCGCATCGCGGGCATTTGATTTGCACTCGGCCGATAAACCGTGCACGCGCCAGCAGCTTGTTACAGCCGCACCTGATTTCCTCATTCATTTTGCAAGCCTGTTGCAATTTCTGCCACGTAGGCTCCACCTGCTGCGCGCGCAGTAGTGGGGCCTTGGCCGGCTTGCAGCTCCTTCTGCATGACGGGGCCGCCACCGGTGCTCCAGCACCGGTGGCAGTCGCCCCACTCTTTAAATGTCGATTTCGACGTAGGTCATCCCTGGCGCGCTGCCTTCGATGACGCCGGCGCGCACGAACACCGTAGCGCCGGCAGCAGGCGCATCGCCTCGGGCCGTGATCCGATCGCCGCCAGGCAGCTCCACCACGGCCACACCTTGGCTCACGCTGACCACCGTACCCACTTGCACCGGCACATCCAGTCCCAGCGCGTCGCGCAGGGCGCGATACAGGTTAGGGCTGCTCATAGGTCTGCACTCCAATCGTCTGCCACACGCTGGCCCGCCCAGCTTGAATTGACAAGCTGCGCGTCATCCCCAGGCGAGTCAAATCGCCGTCCACGTACTGCACCAGCTTGCCGGGGACGATGGCGCCGGTTTGGGCGAGTACCGGCAGACGAAGTTGCACCAGCGCTTGTCGCCCCACGTCCGACAGCACCGGCAACGCCCTGGCACGGGCTGCCTGCACATCCGTACACAGAGCGTCCGTGATCATCGGCGCCACCAAATCGCCCGCCGTGCCGCCACGGGTGACGCGCCCGAGAACGCCCCCCGCCGTAGTCCCTGAGACAAACACCCGGCTGTAGATGGCCTTCGACGTCCACTCGATCCCCTCTTGGCGCACCACGGCGGCAGGCAGCTCGATGTCAGGCACCAGGCTGTCCCAGGCCCATGGCGCAGCCAGGTAGCGCGGCAGAACCATCAATTCGTTCCCGGCGGGGGAAGATTGGACATACCCACCCGCCGCCTCGGCAATGCGACAGATCGCACTGATCGGCGTGCCTTGGTGGCTCCACACGCCTGCTGGAACCAGCCAATCTGGCACCTGCCAATCAATGGCCCAGTCGCTTGGCACGCCATTGGTGGCCAGTGTGTCGAGCGCCAACTGTTGCGTCATTGCCGCCACGACGGCGTTGTTGAACGTGCGCTTGGCTGCATAAGGAGCGTCCCAAATGGCCGAGGCGCTGCGCCCACCGATCGACAGCGACGACTTGCTCCACTCACGGTCGCGCTGCGCCGACTCCACGATCACCCGCCACACCTGCCCATTGACATGTGCCAGCAGTTCGCAGGCCGCTGCGCCTGCTGCCGGCGCCAGTTTGGCCTGATCGCTGGCCGCAATCGACGCGCTCCAGCGCCATGCCCAGCTATCTACATCCGCACTGAGGGTCAGTGAGGTGCAGTTGATGGCGGTGCCGTCGTCCGCCCGAACCAGTTGAACGTCATTGATCACGAGGTACACCCTCCGCGCCGGGACGATGATCCCTGGCAATAGCTGTCGATCACAGCGGAAAATCAGATGCGGACTGGCCGGCGCTGGAACAAAAAACCGCAGGTCAGGCGTGCGCGGCCCGCAGCAGGTGTTGACGGGGATCACCGACCCCGGCATCACGCTGACGCCAGGCGGTGGCCTGACCGCATCCCGGCTCGACGCCTGCCACACCAGCGGCATCGGGGTCGCCACCTGCCACTGATCCGGTCGCGCGGTATGTCGCGGCGCGGCCGGGCGCGCTCGAACGTCCAACCACGGGCGGGCTGTGCGCAGCAAATCACGCTGTTTGAAGGCCGCGCCGCTGCCCATCTGCCGTGCATCCGCGTGCGTCACCTGCGCCGCCACCTGGCAGCGTTGGTGATCCCGGTGCCTGTACCGCGCACCAGCGGACAGCCGCCGGGCGTCTATTTGTCGCATCGTGGCTGTGCTGCCGAGGCGGGCGGTATCGACCTGCATCAGGCGGGCACCTTGGTGCATGGTTCGAAGCGGCGCATACGTCACCGCTGCTTGCACGGCCACCGGGGCGGATGGGGCCATCACAGCCACCACAGCCGCATCCAGTGTCACGGCGCGCTGGTGGCTTACGCCGATATCACGGGCCGGCCCCCGCGACACATCGGCGTCGTACACCCCCACCCCAGCCGGCACGACAGGCCCGCCCACTTGCACGGCAGCCACGGCGGTCACGGCATTGGCCTGCAAGGTGGCCACGGGCACCACACTCGGCAGCGTCACTGCCGCCTGCACCGCGACACCCAGCACCGCCGCACCCGCAGGCGCAACCGTTGGCAGCGTCACCGCTGCTTGAACAGCCACCCCAACAACGCCCGCGCCGGCAGGCACGACACGCGGAAGGATCACCGCCGCCTGCGCCGCCACACCAAGCACTACCGCACCCGCAGGCGTGACCGCCGGCAGCGTCACGGCGACTTGCGCCAGCCGCCCCAGCGCCTCGTACGTGACCCCTGCGGTCAGCGTCACCCCCGGCAACCCCACCGCCATCTGCGCCGCAAACACCGGCGCGGTGCCGTCGTCGCCGAACAGCAGCGCCGACGATGCGGGCAACCCCGCCGCAAATCGCAGGTCGGTGGTGGCCACGAGCGGCTTACGTCAGCGTCAGGCTGGTCAGGCGGACAAAACCGCCGGCATACAGCGCCACCGCCGACAGGATGACTTCATGTCCACTCCCAGCGATCCCGACGGACATGTCCAACAGGGCCGCGCCCGCTGACGTGGACAGCCGCGCCCATCCCGCCGTGCCCGACGCGGCCACCGTCGCATCAGCCGTTGCAGAGACCGTCAACACGCCCGCCACTGGCGCCGCCACGGTGGCCGACATCACCAGATCAGCCAGCAGCGTGCCCGTGGCCGCCGTCTGGGGCGTTGCCGGTGCGGCGCCCGTGTAAATTTTGAGCCGAGCTGGGCCGGCGGTGAGCAGCGAGCGCAGGGCTTCTGCCCGCGCCGCAATGAGAACGTCTGATTGATTGGCCATGGTTACTCCAAGGTGGGCGCGAGCCCGTCGGCGATCAGGGCGCGGTACGTCCCGGCGTTGTCGTGGCACACCACCGAGTACGTGTCGGCCACGGAGAGCCCATCGAACCGGTACAGCCCATCCGTGCCCGACCACGTCTCACGCACCACGCGCCTCAGCCGCTCCGAGATCAGCAGCACCCGCCGCGCCAGCGGTGTCACTGGCGGCCCCAGCACGGCCACGGAACCCGCGATCACGCCGGGCCCACCATCAATGTCTCGGGCCGATGGCGCCAAATCAGGCAACACCGATGCCACCGCACCGCCGGGCGCACCGCTGGCTGTCAGGCCGCGCGTCAGGTCGTACAGCACTGACCTGACCGGGACGATGATGCCGACCTTCCACGCCAAATCTGTGCTGGATGTGGGTGACGGGAGCGCGGCGTAGCCGTACTGCACCCATGTCGTGCCGTCGTCCGACCACTCCACGAGGGCTCCGATCCAATAGTGATCGCCGCCACCCGGAAGCTGCTGCACAGCAATCTGCGCGACATCGACCGCTGCGGGCCACTGGTAGCCGATCCATCGATCCGGGGCGTGCCCTTCGTACATGTAGGCCTGCCAATAGGTGGCGGCGGCGCCGTCGTATGCACGTTCTGGGGCGTTGTCGACGTACTGCGACGACGCAATCGCCGTGCCACCCGCGACCAAATTGCTACCCGCCGCGCTGCGAAATTGCAGCTCGCCCACCAAGACCTGGCCGCTCAGCGTGGCGATGCACCTGCATCGCCACCAACGATGGGCACTCATGTCCACGGCCCCGTCAGATCAATGGCCATGGTCACGCCGTCACCCTCGCTGTACCCCTGCCACGCCACCGCCATCATCCGGCGGGTGGTGTTTCTGACGACCTGGTCGAACACAGCGCCGTGCCCGACCGGCTTGTATTGAGGCATCCAATACAACCCCCGGAACGTCCCCCTGACGGAGTTCATCCCCTCTTGCACGCACAGCGTCGGCGTCAGCCACAGCCCGTTGTCCGGGCCGTGTGGGTACTGCATTGGCCCTCGCCCCGATGTCAGCACCCCATTGGCCATGTGCAGTGCCGGCGTGGCCGCGCACTTGACGGGGAGCCCCTGTTGCGTGTGGTTGCGCAGCAGCCATTTGCCGGCATAGGCCAGCGACTCGCCCAGGCCAAAGCTGTTGCCGGAACCGGGCTGATCCTCGTTGGCGCTCTCAGTTGCCACCAGCACCGTCCCCGTCGCGTCACCTGCGGCCACGTAAGACGACACATCCCCAAACGCGTACTGCGCGAACCCACCCCAGCCCGTTGACACCTTGACCCACAGGTAGAACATCACGCCATCACCGACCAGCAGCCAATCCCGATTACCGGCGCCGCCGTCCCCCTCATTCAGCCACCCGTACTGCCGCGCGTGAATCCACTTCGCCCACCCCCAATCCCCACCGGTGCCCGCCGTCGTCCAGTTGCGCGCAGGGTTGGTGGGGTCATACGGCGCTTGGATGCCCGTGACCACGATCGGATTGATCCCGCTGATCGCCGATGCGATCCCCACTGACGCCCATTTGGCCCACGCTGAGTCGTACCCCGCCCGCTGGGAGTTGTCCACCACCAGCAGGTTGCGGTTACCCGTGGGGGCCCGGTAGGCGCCCCGGTTTGTACCCGTGTTGGGCTTGCTCCACCCCAGGCTGGGCGTTTTGGCGGTGATCGATGTGGTGGTGGTCGCCGTGCGGATCGACCCCGGATCGTCGAGCTGAAAAGTAAAACTCGTGGCCTGCGCGCTCAGCACCGTCCAGCGGCCGTTGTAGTTGGCCTGCGCGCAGCCGGCAATCTCCACGACCTGCCCGGCCACGAATGCATGCCCGCCGGTGACCGTGGCCGTGGCCACCCCCGCGACGGTCGATGTCAGCGTGGCGATCGTCTTGACCCCGTACCCATTGACCAAGCAGGCGTCCAACAGCGCCGTCAAACTCCCCCAGGCGTTGGTGAGCTGCGGCGCCCCTGCCAAGTAGTTCGCATGCCAAAAAACCGATGCGGCCATGTGATCTCCTCAATTTAAGCGTCCACGTCGCCACGCAGCGACAGTTCAAATTGATCCGGTGTGTCATACGCTGCGCCCGGATTGATCGTGCGAACGACCCAAATCGGTGCCATCGCACCGATGGTGTTGATCCGCAGGATCGCGCCCACCGACCACCCACCGCCGCCCCAGCCAGCCGCTGGAATGTGCATATAGGGCGCCCCAGATGGCCCGAGCGGCTCGAAGTCCTGGCCGGTGTTACCCACGGCCACGACACCCACATGCTCGCCAATCAGCTCGTAGCTCGTCGTCGTGGTGAACCGGGCAATCCAGCGCTCCGTGATGCCCCCCCGGTTTGTGATCAGGATGGGATGGTCGGCGTTGTTGTAGGCCGCCAGGGTGCTTGAACCCGGTTCGGGGCTGTCAGACCACGCGCCGAACCAACTCGATTGGTCAAACACGCGCTCCACGCGGGCAAACAGATCCCCGAGCACCAGCGCCGTCGAGACGTAACTTCCAGGCGCCGAGTAGTCGTGGGTGATGGGCCGAGACAGCCCGATCTCCCCATTGATCTGCACGTCGCGGATCATCGCCATGTCTTCCACGCGCCCTTCGATTCGCACGGGCTGGGCGTAGGCCGAAACGTCGCTGAAGGTTGCCGTCCCAGCGTCCAAATCGGTGGTGTAGCCGGTGCTGATCACCGCACCGTTGGCCCCCACCACGCGCAATCGAGACAGCCGCTCGCGCCCAGCAAACACCGTCTGCCCATTGGCCACGGTGGCCGTGACGGCTGTTTTGGCACCGACCACAACGAACCCACCCGCTCTGAAAATCGGCACCCGCCCGTCACTTGGAAGCCGCACGGGATCCATGCCCAGGATGCTGGCATCGAGCGGCAGGTAGCTGTAGGCCACCGCGCTGTAGCGCAGCGTGGTCATGACGATCGGATCGGGCCGCCAGATGCGCCCATCCGACTCCACCCGGCTGGCCGAATACCACGGCTGGGATTCATTTCCCGCCGCCGTGACCATCGCCCCGAACCGCACCCGCACCAGCCCGGTCTCGTAATCCACGCTGCCCGCCACGCCGGTGCCACTGATCACGCCATCCACCCCCGCCGTGACCGATTTGGGGCCCCCGGTCGTGCGCGTCCACTGGATCGACAGCGATCCCGGTCGCAAGGGCGCCGAGGAAGCCCTGAACACAAACTCGCTGGACAGCGCATTGCCCAAGGTGGTGACGCACGACACCCGGCTGAGTGCATTGGTCGCCCCCGTGGCCCAGGACGACAGGGCAATGACGCCCGTGGTGTAGTCGATGGTGCCCCGCGTCAGCCAGCCAGACGCCACGGTGTTTTCGCGCAGCACACCCGTGCCACTGTCCCCCCACGGCTGCGATCCGGGGATCGTCAGCACCACCGTGCCAGGCACCACTGGCGCCACAACGCCCGGCACCAGTTGCACCTTCGGGGTGAACGTCACCGTCTCGGTGCGGGTGCTCGTCGAGCCGGGCGAGTTGTACCGCAGGGTCACCGCCCCGGATTCATCGGCTGGGTAAATGGACGGCGCATCCACATACTCCAGCCCGGTATAGGTCAAGCGCCAGCGGTATAAATCGTCGTCCAATGCGGCGCTGTATTTCGGCCTCGGTAATTTGATCGTGACATCTGGATTCCAGGTAATCGCTCCCGTCGCATACGTCACTGTGCCAATTTGCACACCTTCCCGCATGATTTTTCCGCCGCCGTCGTCCCGCGCATATTGCGTCGGATCGACCCACGTCGAAACGCCCATTTCGGTCAACTGGCCCAGGGTATAGGTGCCCAGCACAGCAGTGTCTGTGACGGTGTTCCACTCAACCTCCAAGCTCCCCGGCGTGATGGCCGCCGAAGCTGTCACCGCCAGCCGCCCATCGCCCTGCCGCGACGGATGTGCAAATGCGTCGGACGTCTTGGGGCCGGCCACATAGCCGATCGTCAACTGCGCCCCTACGGCGGGCAGGGTCGCGGGCGCGAACGCCTCGATCACCCCCTGCGCCACGCGCACCGTGCCCGTGGCATGGCCGGACAGCACCCCATCCGCGCCAGCGGTGGCGCTCTTGGACACGCCCGCTTGCAGCCAAGACACCGTCACTGAGCCCGGCTGTACCGATGTTCCAGCCGGCGGCGCCAACGCGATCGTCTGCGTCGCCTTGAGCGTCACAGCGGTGGGGTGCCGGGTCTCTTGCGTCGGTGCGCCCCAGCTCAGGATGACCGAACTACCCACATCCGGCAGCACACCCAGCGTCAGGATGTAGCCGCCCGTCGCGGGGTTGAACGTGCCGGCGCCGTAGCTGGCATCGCTGCCCTTGAGCGCGCCGGTGCCATCGTCCGACAGCACATACCACCGCCCGCCCGCGCGGTAGCTGGCCGAGAGCGTGCCGGGCTGGGGCTGAGGATCGATCACCCCCACGTAGGACTGACTGCGGGACGCCGCCGTGATCTCGATTTCGGCGCTCTGCGGAACCCGCAGCACCTGCGCTGCGGGGGTGTAGGTGATGACCTTGCTGGCCGAGTAGTCCCCTGCGGCGGATGTCAGCAGCCCGTTGGCGTAGTCGATGGTGCCCACATCGGCCCCGGCTGATCGCAACATCCCGCCAGCGTCGGTGATCGTGACACCGGCCACTTGGATCGACAGTGATCCTGGAAGGCACCCTCCCGGCAGAGCCAGCTTGGTGGTGGGTGTCCACGCATGGGTGGCGGTGTAGGTGACACTGCCCGCGCCCGGGATCGGCAGCCCAGCAGCCGCATAGGGCGGCATGACCGACAGCGGCGCCTCGGTCTGGGCGCTGGGCACCAGTTGCGAGTAGATCGACTCTGCCTTGATCTTCATCGCCCCCATGCTGACCGACTCGGCCAGGGGCGACACCCCAGCGTAGGTGCCCGCATCGGCCACCACGGTATCGCGCACCGCAGCAGCGGTGCTGAGGCGGGCGAACGTCTCGGAGGCGGGGCTGCCGGGGCAATCGAACCGCAGGGCATCGCTCAGGAAAACGGACACGATAGCCGCTTGGTACTCCGACCCATCGCCGGCGGTGAAGGTGCGGGTGACGCTGGACACCGTGATGGCGCGGATGTACTGCTCCACCTGCGTGGACAGGCCCTCGTCTTTGACCAACACCAACGTCTGCCCCACCGTGGGCGGGGCCTCGGACGGACGTTGAAACAGTTGCACCACACGTTGCCCGGTGATGTGGCCCTCGTACAGATACCCCGGCCACAGCGGCCCCTTGTTGAGGTACGCCTCCACGCGTGATTGCGCCTCCGACCGCGTGTCGAACGTCGCGTCGCGGGCAAACAGCGTGACGGCCGTATTGGCGTCCGTGGGCGGCTGCGCCACCACTACATTGGCCCCGAAATACACGTCGGTGTCGTCAGATCGAACACCCAAAAACACCTTGCGCAGGTTGACCCGTCCCCCTGCACGATCCAACTCTGAGATGTCGGGGAACAGCGCGTTTTCGGCATCGCTGATCACCGTCCCTGTGGGGGCACCGCCACCCTCTGCCACATCAGCCATCACAGCGGATGCCAGCAGTACCACGTCGCCTGAGAGGATGGGCATGTGGTGTATCTCCTTGTCCTTGATTAAATGACCATGAGCTTGGCCGTCACGACATACATGTCGCCAGCCTGCTGATCGTCGTAAAACGTATAGGGATCGGCCGTCATCGCCGGGGCGTCGTGGTGGCGCCAGATCACCTCGCGCACCCCGTCCGGGGTGGTCAGCGTCATGACCTGGCCGGGCTCTGCGGCCCATCCGCGCAGCGTCTGCACGTCGGTCAGGCTGACCAGCCCGGCGCCCTGCTCGACCCCTTGCAGCGTCACCGGTCGGCCCGCTTCATCGGGCGCGCTGGCCGATTGCACGATCAGCGCCCCGGTCAATGACCGCTCGACGGTCTGCCCGACGGGGCTCCAACTGTGCTCATCGCTCCAGGCACAGCCCGTTCCGAACGCCACCACCAAGCCATTGGCACTCAACTGGATCATGGTCAACCTCCTACTCGTGCGGCGTCAGATTCGAGGCGGCGCAGCATCGCCACCAGGGCCTGAGCGTCATCCTGCGAGGCCATCTCCACGGTCTCTTCACGGCCCCGATTGATCGTGATGGCCACGGCATACACCGTGCGCGATGTGGTGGGCGCAGCAGATGGCGCAGGCGCCGGCGCCGCCACCTGGCCCGACGCTGCGGGCGCTGGTGCGGGGGCCGCAGCGGCAGCGGCACGCCGGGCCATTTCGCCGCCGTGGCCGTCCTTGCCGTAGAGGTACTGACTGGCGGCAGTTTGCAGGGCTGACGACAGCGTCCCCCCCCCCGGCCCGCCGTACTTCCGTTGGCCGGGGTTGTTCATGTAGGGGACGTTGCCGTTCGCATCCACAAACTCGCGGGCGATCTGCTGCGCTGCCGCGTCGTCCAGCCCGTAGCCTTTGAGGTCATTGATCACGCTCATCAGCGTGTTGCCACCTGCGACGGTGCCGCTGCCGGTGCGCTTGCGGTAGTCGTCCTCAAACGCCGATTTAGGAGGGGCGTCGTCCCCGCCCTTCCCATCCTTGGCGTCTTTGGCGTCCTTGCGCAGCTTTGGCTCGCGTGCCAATTCGGCGTTCAGCCGGCGCTGTGCGTCTGTGAGCCCGTCAATACCCGATGCAGCTTCTGAGGCGGCGGCAGGGACAGCGGTCAGCGACTTGACTATCGCCTTACCACCTTCATCGACGGCGACAGTCATCCCAGCAGCAGCGGCCTGAACGTTCAGTTCGGCAGTGACCACGCCCCCATTGGCTTCGACAGCGGCCAGGGCGTACTTCTCAAAGGCGGCTTGTTTGTCGCGGGCCGACGTCACGCCAGACACCCGGATGATTTCGTAGTTGCGTTGCGCCGCATCAGCCAGCCGTTGCAGGTGGGCGGTGCTCTTGATGCCCAGCCCCTCAAACGCTGCTTCGACCTCGCGGGCATCTGCCGCCCCCTGCTTCGTCGCCCCAGATGTCTTGCCCAACGCCAGCTGAATCTGTTGCTGAATCTCCGCCGCTCGCTGCCATTCCCCATGGCTAACGGCGGCTTCATACTCCCGGCGCAGGTCGGCCACCTTGGCCTGAGTCTGTGCCGCTGCGGCCTGCTGGGTGCTGGCGCTGGTGACACTGGCATCGGCTGCGGCCTCCGCTGCTTTACTTGTGTCCGACAGCGCGCGGGTCACGTCCTGCTGGGCGGTGGCCGTTGCTTGGGCTTGAGCCGCCGTTTGTTGCTGGGCGTTGGTCAGGCCGTCCCATCCATCGCGGGCCAGCTCTGCCCCTTCGGCCACCTTGTTGAATGAGGCTTGCGCTTTCTGTTCATAGGCTTCACTCACGGCCCACGTAGCTTCAGCAGAAACCCGCACATCCGCCGCCACAGCTTTGAACACCTCGCTGAGCTTTGGGATGAAGAACGTGACGCGCCCCCAGTGCTCCAGCAACAGCGCAACACCCGATTGAATGTTGCTCGCCACGCCAGCGAATGCCTCCCCAATCGTGAAGACCACGCCCAGCACCGCATTCGCACCGGCTGTCATCACGCCAAAAATCACCGCCACGATGTTGCCGGCGTTGCGGGCAGACTCACCCACCGAGGTGAACCATGCTTCAGCCCGTCCGGCAAACGCTTGCATTCGGGCAGCGAGTGCCTCGAAGTCCACTTCGCCCGCAAACTTGCGCACCCACTCGATGCCCGCTTTGAAGCTGGCTGCAATCGCATCCCCGAAGCGCCCGACCGTCCCCCCGCTCACGGCACGGTTCAAGGCCTCAGCCAGTTGATTCACCCCGTCCTTGAGCACGGGCAGAACAGGGGTGGCCAGGGCGTTTTTCACCGTGTCCCATGCGCTGCTGAGGTTGCCGATAGATCCCTGTAGGTTGTTGCCCATGATGGCAGCGGTTTCCGCCGCGCTGCCCTTGGCGTTTTGGAGCTTGCCCGTCAGCTCATCCAATGCGCCAATGCCCTGGTTCAGCAGCGCCCGCAGCGCTGGCCCCGCTTCGGTGCCCACGGCCAAGATGGCACGCTCTCCCACTGCGCCCTTGCTGGCCAGTTGGCGCAGCGCTTCGCCGAAGTCGGTTGCCGTGACGCCAGCAGTGGACAGCTCTGTCCTGAACTTGCTCGCGGGGTCGCTGAACTGGCTCAGGATCGCGTTCAACGCCGTCCCCGCCCGGCTGGCATCGATCCCCGCATCGGCAAACTTGCCAATGATGGCCACCGTTTGCTCAAGGCTCAGCCCCACCGTTCGAGCAATCGGCGCGGCGTAGGAAAGCGCCTCCGCCAACCCCGTCACGCTGGTGCTGCTGGCGTTGGCACCCTTGGCCAGCACGTCAGCCACGCGGCCAGCATCGCCAAAGGTCAGCCCCATGCCCATGACGGCCTTGGTGACGTACTCGCTCGCCTGCCCCAGCTCCACACCGCCGGCCTCGGCCAGTTGCAACGTCGCCGGCAGCGCTGCAATGGCGTCCTTGGCACTCAGCCCGGCACGGGTGAGAGTGCCCAGCGCCGTGGCCCCGTCTGCGGCCGTGAATTTGGTGGTGGCCCCGGCATCCTCAGCCGCCTTGCGCAGCGCTTGCATTTCCTGTGCTGTGGCCCCTGAAACGGCCTGCACCTCGGACAGCTTGGCCTCCAGCTCGGCAGCACTTTGGACAGCCGACCCAAAGAGCCGCACCCCAGCGTAGGCCGCTACCGCCGCAGCCACCGACGCAATTTGCCCTTTGAGGTTGCCCAGCCCTGACAGCACCCCGCCGGTGGCCTTCTCAGCCCCGGCCATGCCCTGGGCAATGTCCCGGCCCGCCTTGGTGCCGGCGTCCCCAGCAGCACCCAAGCCTTGGCCAGCTTTGCGGGCTGCGCCGTCCAACTGCTCCAAAGGCTTGCCGGCTTTGGTGCCCGCCTGCTCAACTTCCCCCAGCGTCTTGGCCGCTTGCGTGCCCGCCTTTCCGGCACCGGCCATGCCCTGGGCAATCTCCTGCCCGGCTTTGGTGCCAGCATCCCCAGCGGTGGCCAGGCCTTGGCCAGCTTTGCGGGCTGTGCCGTCCAACTGCTCCAAAGGTTTGCCGGCTTCGGTTCCAGCCTTCCCAACTTCCCCCAGCGTCTTGGCCGCTTGCGTGCCCGCCTTTTCAGCCCCGGCCATGCCTTGGGCAATCTCCTGCCCGGCTTTGGTGCCAGCATCCCCCGCAGTGTCCAAGCCTTGGCCAGCCTTGCGGGCTGTGCTGTCCAACTGCTCCAACGGCTTGCCGGCTTCGGTTCCAGCCTTCCCAACTTCACCCAGCGTCTTGGCCGCTTGCGTGCCCGCCTTTTCAGCCCCGGCCATGCCCTGGGAAATGTCCTGCCCAGCCTTGGTGCCAGCGTCCCCAGCAGTGCCCAAGCCTTGGCCTGCCTTGCGGGCTGACTCGGTCAGCTTTTCGGCTGCGCTTGCCGTTTTCCCGAACTTGTCTTCGGCGTCTGCCATGCGCTGGCGCAACGCTTCAGCCGATTGTGAGCCGGCATCGTTCGCAGCTTTCAAGCGGGCGATTTCGGCGGAAAGGCTGGCCACTTCTTGGCGCAGCGTCTCGGCTTCTTGGCTGTTTTTGTGAAGACTTTCAAGCAAGGTTGTCAGGTTCGACAGCCCCTCCTCGATCACTTTCAGCCGCAGGCTGACGCTGGCTTCAGCGTTCATGGTGTGAGCACCTCGGTCAGTGGGTCAGCCGGCGGCCAGGCCGTCAGGTCAGATCGCCGTAGCGAGCGCGGTAAAAACCGGATTCACCCGCCGGCTTGCTTGCATCGCGCAGCAGCTCGGCTTCGTAGGTGATTTCCGTCGGCTTGTCGGCGATCAGCGCCAGATCGTCCAGCATGGGCACATGGAGCTTCCAGACTTCGAGCACCAGGGGGCGCCCGTCCATGTCGTTCATGCCTTCGATCACCAGCTCCAGATCGGTGCTCAACACCGTGCCGGCCTCGAACTGCTGATGCGGTTTGCTGACATAGGTCACCGTCGCGGCCACCGAGCCGCTGCCCACATGTGGCGCGTCACTGGGGATGTAGAGGCCTGCCGGCGTCATCTCGTAATCGGCGCCCGCCGTCAGCACCGTGTTGCCGGACGTGAGCGTCACCGACGTGATGGACGCGGGCAAATGTTCCAGCAGCGTCAGGCCCCCTTTGCTCAGGCTCACCGCCTCGCCGGCCACAGTGGCAGATGCCACCGCCGTGGCCTCACTGCCCACAGCCAGCGCCAAATTTTCGGCGCTCAGTTCGTTCAGCGTGAGCGCCAGCGTCACCGAATCGATGCGCTCGCTCTGAGCACGGGTGCCACCGCCGCGCCGCGTGTAGTCGGGCTGCTTGTTCGTTTTGAGTTTTTGCTTGATGTTGGCCTTCGAGCAATTGGCCAAAAACCGGCGGGTGCCCGTGGTGCCGCTCTTGCGCACCCAAATACGGCCAATGCCGTGGTAGCTCTCATCGCGTTCGTAGGTTTGCGGCATGGCGCGCTCCTTGGTGCAACAGCGTTGCAGTGGTTGACATCAAATCAGCGGGGCCGGCCCGCTTTGGGGTTCACGCCCGGTTGCGCGACGCTGGTCGCGTCGCACGCAAATCGCAGGACGACGAATGCGTTGCCCGCGTCCGAATAGCCCACCGGCGGCCCTTGCTCCGGCACCAGTGGGCCGAAACCCGTGATGCCGCAATCCCAGCCGTGCAGCGCCTGAGATACCGCCAGCACGATGGGGATGGCGCCTTCGTGCTGCACCAGCACGCCATCGGACACGGGGCCCACCATCTGAGGCGGGATCGTCATGGCCGCCACCACCACGATCGAAAACAGGTGCTGCCAGACGGCCCGCGTGGGCGTGGCCTCGGTCAACCGGGGCTGGCCGTAGATGAGATAGACCGCTGGCGGCTTAAGTCCCGTCTCATTGATGGCAGCCAGATCGGCTGCAATGCCCACCGCGTTGGCCAAGCCTGGCCCACCGGGCGGCATCAGCACGCTGCGCAGTCGCTCCAGCATGGCGCGCTCGGGGGCGCTCCAATCCAGGCCGTTGATTGCAGCGAGGCTCATGCAAACCCCCGTAGGTCGTCGTCGGTCACGCCGCGCCGACTGAAGCAGTAGCTCAGATCGGCCTCGGTCTGTGGCGTGGTGCTCAGCACGTCGCCCGGCTCGCCGCCCCAAGGGCAGCTCAGGGCCGTTTTGCCGCGCGCGAGCTTGTCCAGATCATCCAGGGCCTGCTTGCGCCGCTGGGTGACCTCGTGTTCGGGCGGTAGGTAGGTGCTGTAGAGCAGCGCCCGCGCCAGGTCGCAGCACAGCGGCACCAGCGCTGGCGGCGGCACGTACTCATCCGCGCCACCAGGCACGCTGGCCGGCTTGCGGCACCCGCGCAGCGGCAGGCGGTACAGCACGCCCAAATACCCGTCGATGAGCACGCTGGCATCGGACAGGGCCAGCGCCACGCGGTCAGCGTCGATGACGCTGGGCGGGATGTTGGCCGTATCGGTGAGCTGCACCAACTCCCACTCGCCAAAGCGGCGCGCGAGGTCGTCCTGGGTGGCGTAGATCATGGTGGTCAGGTGTGACGGTGACGCAGCGTCATGCACTCGACCAACTGGCCCGCAGCCGTGGCTGCGCCCAGCAGCCGCCCGCAATGGTCGGTGGCCGTGCCATTGATGGCGCGCCCGGAACCGTCGGCGTGTGGCTTGACGAAGCCAAACTGCGCGATGGCTTCGGCGCACTCGATCAGCCCGGAGTAGCAGGTGATCACCGCCACGTCATCGCCTGCCACGCCAGCGGTGTGCGTGATGCCAGCGCTGTCATGCACGCCGCCGGCACTGGTGGCATGGGCGCCATCCAGCCCAACGAACCGGTAGGCGGACACCGTGCCCGTCAGGGTCAGCGTCAGGAAGTCATCGGCCTGGTACTGCTGGCCGGAGTTGTTGATGGAGGGCATGGATCAGCTCCTGATTTGGGTGATGGGCCGACGATCAGGCCGAGGCTGCGGCCTTGGCCTTGGTGGTCTTTTCCGCCTTGGGTGCGGCAGGTTCTGCCGCCACTTCGGCGGTACTGCCCACCGCATTGGCAGCACGCGCTGCCGCGAACTTGGCTTCCACTTCGGCCGCATCGGCCGCCTGCGCTTGGGCCTGGGCTTTCTCATCTTCTTCGACGCTTACGGCCCCGGCCGCCAGCAGGTCGGCGCGCTCTTTTTCGGTCAGGTCTTTCGGCAGCGTTTCGCCGGGTTCGATCCAGGTAGCACCGTCCTTGCGGTGCAGCTTGATCCGGGTCTTTGCAGTCAGCATGGGGTTCTCCTCACCGCGCAGGTGGCCACGGGCCACATGCGCAGCACAGCGTCAGATCAGGCGACGTTCTTGAACAGGAAGGCAGCGCCGGGGGTGGCGATGTTGGGCTGGCGCTCGTAGGTCACACCGTAGATCCAGCACTTGTCTTCGTAGCGCGGCGGCTCGGTCATCGGGTGGCCCTCGATGGTGTTCGTGAAGCCATGCGTGGGCGTGGCCAGGCTGACGTTGTTGCCCGCCACCGTCGGCGCGAACGAGAGCACGGCATCGGCGCCCCACACGTCGTGAGCCACGCCGTCGGCGTCTTTCCAAATCGCTTCGCCGATCTTGATTTCCCGCACGTTGAAGATGACCTTCAGCTCTTCGAGCGTGGCCGGCCCCATGTGATTGGCCGGCAAATAGCCCTTGACCTCGGGGTTGGAGCGAATCGCTGCCAACGCCATGGCGGACAACCCCAGCTTCTGCGGGCGGCGACCCACCTTTTGGCGCACGACTTCGGCGGCGGTGTTGATGTCGGTCACCGGCGTGCCGGTGGCCGCGCTCCACTTGGTGGCGCCGGCCAGGGTGAGCGAGTTGCCCACGGGGTAGTTGGCGGTGTTGGTGAGCAGGTCGGCGCAGTCCAGCTCGTAGGCCAGCATGATGATGCTCTTGGCCGTGGTCATGGCCACGGTGGAGATCGGGATGTTCAGGCCGATGTTGAGCGTGCGGGCGCCTTCGCTTTCGCGCACCAGCTCACGTGGGATGGGAATATCCACCGAGTCTTGCTTGACGCTGTAGACGGTGCCTTCCCAGTTGATGTCCACCCGCTTGGTCGGGCCGCCGGGGGCGCGGCGCAGGTTGTAGCGGCGCAGCGCAGCATCGCCCATCTTGGGCACCATCACCGAGGTCAGCGCCTGCGGCAGCTCGGGCAACAGGAAGCTGCCCAGGAACTGGGTCTCGTCGTTGGCGACACCCAGCAGGAGGTTCTGCAACACCGGGTTGGTGCGCAGGCGGATTTGTTCGAGCGTCATCATGGCGAGCGGCTCCTGGTTGTTTGTGGGGTGGTGTTGTGTTGGTCAGCCGCTGAAGCTCACCGGTTTGCAGACGGCCTCGGCGGCCTCGGCGTAGCTCACCTTGTGGGTCGCCTGGTGCTGCTTGATGCGGGTATCCAGTTCGGCATCGCTCAGGCTGGCCACGTCACCGCCGGGGTCGCCGTTGGAGAACGAGGCGGCGGGCGTGCCCTGGGGCTTGTACTCCCCGAAGCTGACCCGCACCGGCAGCGCGCCGAACGCATCGCGCACGAACTTCACCGCGTCGAACTCCACGCGCTTGTCGCCCTCGGCGAAGCTCACGCGCTTGATGGTGGCGGCATCGCCCAGGGCGTCCAGCACAGCCACCAGCTTGGGCATGTCGGCCGGGCTGATGCGGGCACCGGTCTGGCCCTTGCCGCACATGCCCTCGGCGAAGCTCACATGCTCGGCATGGCGGGATTCAGCTTGGGCCTTGAGCACGGCCGCGTTCGCGTCGCGGGCGGCCTTGGCATCGGCTTCGGCCTTGATGCGGGCAGCTTCGGCGTCTTCGGCCTTCTTTTTGTCAGCGGCAGCCTGAGCCTTCAGTGCTGCGATTTCTTCTTCGGTCATGGTGGTGCTCCGTGGTGCGGTGGCGGTGGATGAGGCCTCAGCAAAACTCACCCGGCGGGTGGGAGCCTCGGCAAAACGTGCGGCGGTCGGGGTGGTGGTGCGAGCGGACAGCGGCGGGATGCGGGGGATGTCTTTGAGCCCCTTCACGGCTGGGGGCTGTCCACCCAGGGCGCCGATGTGGCGCGGATACCAGATGCCCGGCTTGGGGTTCACCGGGTCTTGCGGGTGGTAGAACTCGATGGAGCGCTTCTTGAGCTGGCCGCCATCGGTGGCTTGCAGGGCGTACTCGGGCACCACCTGATGTGCCCTGGCCAACAACTTGCCGTCATCGCTCACCGCGAACTTGAGCGCGTAGCCGTACGCCGGGTCGCTGGTCTCGGGGTGGCCGATGGTGAACGGTGCTTCGTGCAGCTTTGGGTCGTAGGCGGCGGCGGTCTTGAGCAGGTCGTCACGGGTGATCGTGAACACGTCGCCTTGCTCCGACGGCCGGGTGCCTGCCGCAAATACCTCGATCAACTGCGATTCCATCGCCTGCTTGGCGGCGAGTGCTGCGGCTGTCGGTTTGCTTGTTGCGGTGCTCATGGGACGACATGGTGCGCAACGGGACGGCATAACTCCAGTGAGCACGCGCTCCAGAATTGCCTGCATCCACTTGATTCCCCGGGCCAACCGCACCAATCCAATCAACCCATACCCAACAAACCCCGTTCCAAAACGTTCCCAAGGCCCATAGGAGCGCCTAATCCGATGCGGGACATACATCGGCACCATCAAGACGAAAAAAAGCCCCATTTCTGGGGCTTTGTTGTTTCGTCAGTAGTGCATATCAGGGGCCATCAAGCGCTAGCGGAGGCTGGTGTTTGGCGTGGTACTCCTGACGCCACATTCGCACAATGCGCCGCACCTGTGGCTCACTCAGCTCGTATTCGCGCGCCAGCGCAGCAATGTTCCGACCTGTATATCGGGCCATCATTTCGCGGTCGCGCTGTGTCAGCCTGTATGCGTGACCAACCATCATGTAGAACGTCTCGCCACCGTGCTCCATGCACAAGCTCTCAACAACCGCAAACGCCAGCCACGCAATCCGATGCATAGCTGGCGAATCTGCGGGGGGCATTTCTTCGAGCAGTCTGGCGTACACCGTGAGCGCCATACTTTTCAGGCGCGCTGGGTACCGTGACGGCAAAAGGCCCTCTAAGGGCCTCCGCTGCTCTGGTGTGAGCCGCGCGCTGTCAGCCATCGACGTTCAGCGGCACGTTCTTGCGAGCCGCCCACTTTTTGAGTGCCTCGATGATCCGGTGGCACTGGTAGGCATTGAGCCATCGCCAGTGATCCACGCCAGTTTGGCGCTTGACGTAGGCCAACAGCGCATCATCCGTGTTGTTGCGCACCTCGCCAGCAGCGGCCAGCGCATGCCAGATGCAGCGCGCCTTGAGCCACAGCGGTGAGCGCGCCCATGCATCGCTGCTGGGCTGCGAGCGCCCGGCGCCGTAGCCCAGGGCGACAAAGTGCGCGAAAACTTCCGCCTGCTTGGCCTTGGGCACCAGTTTGAGCGAGCGCACGCCGTAGCGATCTTGGAGCATGTCGTAGTAGGCCTCATCGGTCTCCAGCCCTGGGATGCGCTGATCCATAGCCCATTTGCGGGCCATGCCGACCTTGGCGTAGATGTTGGGCTCCATCGGCTTGGTGGCGCGTGGGGCTGGGCGGTGGACTTCCGCCGGTGGCGGCGCAGCGCGGCGGCGTTCGGATGCGGTGAGCGGTTCCATTTGCGGGTCTCCTTGTGTCAGAGCTTGGCGATGTCCAGCGGCACCGATTCGTACTTGTCAAAGCGGCCTTCCACCCGACGGTGCAACCGCACATAGCTGCGCACACCGCCCACCCGCATGGCCTCGTTGATGATGTCCATCGCCTGGGCCCACTTGGGATGTTTGATGCCGTAGGTCAGCAGCTCAGTGAGCCGTTGCACGCTCAGCCGCCCGTCTTCCCCACGCCGGAAGGTGCGATCCAGTACCACCACCAAATCGGGATCAACTCCGTCAGTTTTCTCTTCGACGAACTCCTCCAGCAATTGCTTGGCCGCCATGACGTTCTCGTCGAACACGAGGAACTCCTGCGCCGAACGCTCGACCTTGAACTTTCCGTTGTAGGTGCGGATGGTCATGTTCCCCTTGTCGCCGCCCAGCGTCACCTTGTGCTGGCTGGCGGCCACCTCGGCCAGGGCGGCCATCTCTGCAAAGATGCGACGCTTGAGCGCGCGGGTGCGGGCCTGCAAATCCAGCCACTCGGCGGCGATGCTGCCGGTCAGCTCATCGCCCAGCTTCTCGATTTCGGTCATGCCCGATTCGCGCACCAGTTGGCCGCGTGCGTTCTCGCGGTATCCGGGTTCAATGGGTTGGCCTGTTTGGGTGTGGAAGTTCGTCACGGCTGTTGCTCCTGTTGTGCGGTGTGGGGTTTGCGCCCAAGTTGCTGGCGGGCGCGTTCGATGGCGTCTTTGGGTGGCACGTAGGGCACCGCTGGCGGCATGGCCCGTGGCATGGCTGGCGCAGCCGCCACGGCTGGCACCGGTGCCTGTTGCCCCACGGCAGGCCGGTGGCGCTGCTGCTCTTGCTGGGCTCTTTCGGACTTGGCCTCGAAGTCGTTGGCCTTGTTGACCAAGATGCTGTAGAGGTAGGCATTACCCTTGAGCGGCAGCGTCAGCGAGCCGGCATCGGCTTGGTCGAACAAGGCGCGCAGCGCCGCGAACCAGAGCGCTTCGGGTGCCTGCCATTCGCGCCCATGGCGCGTGATGCGGTTGCGGCGCATGTCGGGAACCAGCTCGGCCAGCAGGGCGCGGGCATCGGGCAGGCGGATGCGCTGCTTGGGCGGAACATGCAAATCCAGATACCGGATCACCAGCCCGCCCAGCGGGATGCTGTGCGCCAGGATGTCGGCGGTGTAGCGGCGCACTTCGTCGTCGTTGATCATGTCCGCGATGACGGCGCTCAGGCTCTGCACCGCCGAGCAGCAGGGGCAGACGTGCAGGCCCAGCACCGGGGCGGTGGTGTGCGTCACGGCGGCGGTGGCGCTGTCGGCGGTGGCGTGGGTGGCTTTCATTGGCTCAACTCCTGGCGCACTTGGCGCAGCTCGGTGGTCAGTTCGTCGCGCAGGTGGTGCAGGTCGGCCAGCTCATCGGCATGCCAGCGGTCGCGGTACGCGGCCACCAGCCGATCCGATTCGCGCTCCTCGGTGGTGCGTTCGATCAACTGGCCGACGGACACCAGGCGCAAGGCCAGCGCCTCGCGGCGCAGCATCAGCCGGGCGCGGTGGGCCAGCCTGAAGGGGCGCACCAAGGCGCGGGTCATCAGGGGCAGCATCGTCAGACTCCCGTGATGACGTTGCCATCGACCTTGGCCATGCCCGCCAATGCGGCGGCATTCATCGCGCGGGCCACCAAGTTGTTGACCACCAGCGGGTGGCAGATGCTCACGCGCTCACTGGGGCGGCCACGCTCGGGCACGCGGATCAAGCGGGCGCGGATGGCGTCGTAGGCATCCGGGGCCAGCACGTCATCCACCTGGGCGCCGGCGCGGGCGAACTTGTGGCGCAGGTAGGCCTCCAGGTCGCCATCGAGCGCGGGCAGATGCACCAGCTCGCAGCGCTGCACCACTTCGCGCACCTCGCCGCTGCGCTCGCTCAGGCGGGTGGCCAGTTCGGGCTGGCCGATCAGCGCGATGCCAATGAGGCGCGAGAGGCCGTCCTTCAACTCCGCAAAACGCTTGAGATGCTTGAGCGTGGGCACGGGCAGGCTGTGGGCCTCCTCGATCAGCAGCAGGTGGCTCTGGCCGGCGCGGCGGCTGGTGCGCAGCACCTCATGCACCTGGGCGAATCGGGCCTCGGGGCTGCTCTTGCAATGCGCCGTGGGCGTGAGGGTGCGGATGATGGCCTCGGCGATGGCCGGGGCGCGCAGAGGCTTGCCGCGTGATTCACTCTCTTCCATCGCCAGCACGTAGGGACGGATGACGCTCACCGGCTTGTTTTCGTCGATGACCCGCTGTTCCAAGTCTTCGGCCAGGGTGCTCTTGCCCGAGCCGCTTTCGCCAACGATGGCCACGAACGCGTGATGCAGCGCGGCATCCAGCAGCACGTTGCGCACGTAGCGGATGGCGCCGCTGGCGAACACGTCATCGCGGGTTTGCACGTCGTCGCGGAAGGGGTCGCGTGCCAAGCGGAACGCCATCTTGGTTTTCTGGTTCAGGTTTTCGCATCGCAGCAGCATGGTGGTGTCCTCGGGATCGGTGGGGGTGGCAGTGGGTTGGCTGGCGTCTTCGCCAGCGGTAAATAGGGGGCGCAGGTCTTCAGGCTTTGCGCCGTGGTCGGTCAGGAACTTGGCGGCAGCGGCGCGCACTGCCGGGGCGTTGCGGGTGGGCCACTGGCCCTTGCTGACCAGCCGGCTGGTGGTGGCCTTGCCCAGGCACAGGGCGCGAGCCATGTCGGCCTGGCTGGTGCCGAGGCGGGCGAGGAGGGGTTGCAGGCTCATGGCTTCACCGCCTTCCAGGGTTCCGCGCTGTGATGCGCGATGAACTCCATCCGGTTGGAAAAAACCGCTTCACGATCTGGCGGCAGTGCATGCTCTTTGGGCTGCCGCTTCGCTGTGTTTGCCCTGTAAATGGCCAAACCTGCGCACCTGCTGCCAGCATGAACGTGGCACTCCACAACATGATCTGAGTGGCACAGCCGGGCGTATTCCTCCGGGGTGCTACCCCCGAGCCAACCATTCAGCGAACTGCGCAGCAGCGGGCAATCACTGCATGCTTTCGTCAGTTGACTGCTGGCCGGGCTGGCCTCACCTCTGGTGATCAGCTTGCGCATCACACACCTCCATTCACAATCCGCAGGGCCGGCGGTGCCGGGCGCTCCAGGCGGGCTTTAAGGTCATCGAGCTGGCTCTCGGGCACACCTTGCGGGTGCCACTGGTTCACCAGGGCGTTGCGCTCGGGCGTCATCTCCACGCCCTTGCTCACCAGCCAGCGGGCCGCTTCGAACGTGTTCAGCAGCCGGTCATCCGTGGGCGGCTGGTACAGCGGACGCAGCGGCGTGGGCGGCGGCGGGGCCACGGTCACGGGGTCGGGCATGTGCTCGCCACGGCGCGGCAGGAAGTCCACCGCCCCGGCCTCCACCCCGTCGAAGGGGTTGATGCGGCCACCGAACGGCGTGTAGTCCTTGCGGCGGCGCAGCTTGTCGGCGTCCTCCAGCGTCTTGGCACCGGTGGCCAGGTAGGCCAGCTCTTTGCGGTGCTTGTCGGCGACGGTGTCGGCGGGGCGCCCGTAGTCCTCGAAGAACACGTTGCCGCCACGCACAAACCGCCCGCCGTCGTCCATGCGCTCCACCAGTTGGCAGGGGTAGAGGGTTTCGTGCCCGTCCTGGTCGGCATCCACCACGAACACCTGGGCGGTGTCGTAGGGGTTCCAGGTGACGGCCAGCTTTTCGCCCACCATCACCCCAGGCACACCCGACACATCCCACGACTTGCCGCCGAACTCGACCCACAGCCGATCCGTCACGGTGCGCCGCTCCGGAGCGTGGGTCAGCAGCGTGCGGCACATCTCCACGCTTGGCGGGATGCGCAACTGCTCTGGCTGGATGCCCTGCCACACGGCAAACCGTGTCTTGCCCGTGCGGCTGTGGATGTGAGTGCTGTTGTAGCTGGCCATCCAGATGCCGGCCAGTGCGTTCAACTCCTCCAAGCTCTCCACCTTCGGTGCAAAGCGCAACCAGGCTTCAAATTGCGTTTCGACAATGTTCTGGGCGTTCTCCACCTGGCCAGTGGCCCGCGCTTGCCGGGGGGCGTGCGCCTCGATCCGCACATCCAACCGGCGCAGCAGGTTCTTGGTGGTGCCGGCGGTGTTGGCACTGCCGGGGTCGCAATAGATGCCCACAGGCACGCCATGCATGGGGATGCGGTTGCCCTTGGGCTGCATCGCCCAGATGAGCGCCTCGGCCAGGTTGATGCCGCTCTCAGCCCCGAGCACGTAGAACACCAGCACCGCGCCGCTGTAGTGATCGGTGATGACGTAGCGCCACACGCGGGACTGGGCAATGCGATCCAGGTTGGCCGGCTTGTTCTTGTAGAACTCGTCGTGATCCGCCACGCGCAGGCCGGAATCCTTGCCCTTAGCACCCTTCAGGTAGAACAGCACACACAAGCTGGCATCCACCTGCCACACATGGTTCGGATGCAGGCTGCGCATGGACACCGCCGGGGCGGGCCGCAGCATCTGATCCGGGTGGAGCTTGTAGGTGCGCAGTGCCCGAGCAATCGCCGAGATCGACAGCTCGCGGATCACGCCATCGGCATCCACGAACTCAGCGCGGATGTTCCCCGTGCGGCGCAGTGTGGTGACGGCCTCCAGCACCGACACCAGGCGCTTCTCGTTCTTCCGCATTCCCTCCAAGATGAACGCCGAGATCAACGCGGCCTCATCGCGCTTGAGCGATGTCTCCCCCGCATCAGATCGGCGCTTGCGTTCCGGTTTCACAGTGACCTCCTTCAGTGCTCTCAAGAGGGTGGCTCTGGACATCCCCAGCTCGGTGCAAGCGGCTGCGTAGACCGCTTCTTTCCCACCGTGCTGGGCCTGGGCTGCTGCCTGGGCGATCTGCACCAGGCGCTCAATCAGTGCGGGGCTGCGTGTGGCCATGACGGCATCCCCCTAGGCATCCGTGCGGCCAGCCATTGCCCGGCCTGGCGCCAGCCCGACCGGGCCGCAGCAGGCGGCGGCGCAGCCCTCACTCCCTGACCCGCAGCGGGGGGCATGGCCGATGTCGCGGGGAACCCCGCCGGACGCACAGCCGTCAAGCGGCCAGCCGCAGGGCGCCGGCTGGTCTCGATGGGCATGACGCGCACCGGCTCGCCCAATTCGGCAGCGGCATCGCGCACCGACTCCGATTGCGCCTCGGCGCGGGGCTGCGATGGGATCGCCACCGTCCATGCCACGATGCCCAGCACCTCCAGCAGCAGGCCCTGCGCCAAGGTGGCCAGCAGCCCCACCGCGCCCACCGGCAGACCGGTGACGGATGCGATTTGTGCATCCATCGGGTCAACCCGGCGCGCGCTGGCGGCGCTGTCCGCAGCGGCGGACAGGGTCAGCAAGCGGGCTTCCAACCCGGCGCGGCGGTCGGCCTGTTGGCGCTCCACGGCCAGGGCGTCGATGCGTGCCTGTGCTGCTGTCACGCTGGCTTGCTGGCTGGTGCAGCGTCCTCCGCACCGGCTGGCGGCAGCGGTGGCGCGGGCCGCATCGGCGGTGGCCTTGGCCTGTTCAGCGGCCACGTCGGCCAGCGGTCTGGCCTTGATGGCGTCGATCTGCCGGCGGATGAGCGTCTGCTGTTCGCCCTGGCCGGTGCTGGCCTGTGTGGCGCGCTGGTGGCCTGCACGGTCAGCCGCAGCCCCGAAGTAGTGGCCGAGGTGGTACAGCGTGGCAACCAGGCACAGGGCCGACAGCAGCCACATGCCCGGGCGCCGGCTGGACAGGGCGGGCAGCACATGCGAGCCGACCACAAACGCGCCCGCCACGGCGGTGTACAGCGCCTGATCGGCCACGCCTGCACCTCGGTCTGACGCGGCAGCAGCGGCCATCGTGACGCACACCCCGGTGATGCCCAGGGCCAGCGCCAGGGCTGCACGCTGTTGCAGCGGGGTGGGTTGAGCGGTAGCAGCCATGCTCAAGCCTCCCCGCCCTGCGCGGCCTGAATCCAGTCGGGGATTTGCTCGGCGCCCAGGGTGGGCAGGCCAAACTCATCGCGCAGCGTCTCAAGCTCCACGATGAGCTTTGCAACCGTGGCGGCCATGCGCAAGGTGTGGTCGCCAGCATCGGCCTGCATGGCTTCCAAGGCGGGGCGCAGGGTGCCGGCAACTGTCATCGTGCAGGTGGCCTCAGCCTTCGCGAACTCAATCAGCAGCGCTTCGGTGGCCTCGTCTTTCGTGCGCACCTTGATGCGGGCCGTTTCATCCTCCAGCGCTTCGATGCGCTCTTGCTTTTTGGCAATGCGCTCGTCTTTGGCCAGCAATTCGGCTTTTGCATCACGCACCGCCTTGCGCAGCTCGGTCGGTGCCATGCGATCCACATCGTCAATTTCGGCGATGCGTTCGATCACATCGTCGTCTTCGGTGACCAGTTCGAGGAACAGGCTTTGTTGCTTCACCTGCTTCGCCAAAAGTGCCAAATTGGCACTTTTGGCCGTCTTGGCAGCGGCCCCCATGAACCGGTAGGCCGAGCGCTTGGCAAACCCGAGCAGTTCCAGGCGAGCCGTGAAATCTCCATGCGGGGTGGCTTCCTTGAGCAACAGCAGGCGTTTGCCCAGCTCCAGGCACGCCTCCACGGTGCGGCGCTGCCAGAACCGGATGCCGTCCTCCAGTGCGCCGATACTCAGCTCATCGGTGTAGCCCAGCTCGCGGGCCAGGGCCACGGCGCGCTGCTGGGTTTCGGTGACTTCGGCCCGCATGTCCACCATCGCGCCGCCGAACTTGGCTTCATCCACCTCGGGATGCACGAGCAGGGCGGTTGCTTTCTTGTTTGCCATGTTGATTTTTCCCAGTTGAAAAGCGTCAAAAAGTCGCTTTTGCGGTGTCAGTCGGGGGTGCGGGTGAAGCGGTTGCGAGCCTGCTCGACCCTGGCCGCGTGCAAGTCGATGGCGCTGAACACCTTGACGGCCTGCTGCGGCAGGCGAGGCGTCAGGCGCCACAGGCCCGTTCCCTCGTCGCGCTCGGCGATGCCGGCGAGGCGCAAGTTGTCCAAATCACGCGTGACGTTGTAGGCACTGGAGCCGGTGGCCTTGGCGATGGCGGCGTTGCTCACGCCCTGCACCACGTCGGAGAACAGGGCCAAGATCACTTGGATCAGCCGCTGTTGGGCGTCGTTGCGGTAGCTGCTCATCGCACCACCCCTTCACCCAGGCTTTCGCGCACCAGTTGCAGGTAGCCCCGCAAGTCATCGGGCACCAGGTCGTAGCAGGTCATGGCCTCGGGCCAGAGGTGGGGGCCGAACGTGCCGTCGGAGTACTCCCACAGGTAGGCCAGTGGGGCGCCGGGCAGGCGGGTGGTGAGGCGGCATTCGTCCAGCAGGGCCACTTCCACCACCTCAATGCAATCGGCATCCAACTCCCAATGGCGGGCCAGGATGCTGGGCAGGCCTTCGGCCACCCCGTCGCAGTCCCAGTGCGGCGTCAACAGGTTGGTCAGGTGGGTGCCCACCGGCACCATCCACCGGCGCACGTCCCCGCCATCCTCCAGTTGATCCACCACCGCCCTGAACGGCACGCGGCCATCGACCTGACCCTGCATCACACCCGCATGCATCTGGCCAAACATCTGCACGCTGCGGGGGTTGTCAAACGCGTAGTAAGTCAACTCGGGGGCGATGTAACGGGGGAATCCAAGCCAGCCCTCTGACTCCAGCAAGCGGTGAGCCGCAATGGGCGACACCCCGCGCTCGTGCAACTGCGCATGGGTCAGCAGTTTGGCCACACGCACGCTGGCGGCGTCGGTGTGGTGGATGTCCAGCTTGAGGATCACCTTGGCCTTGATGACTTCGGCGGCCTGGTTGGCCGGGTAGTAGCCCGGCAGCTCATCAATGGCGAACAGCTCGCCGCCGGGGTACGGCGGGACGACCAGATTGCCCAGGGTGATGTGGGCGCGGTAGAGGGTGGTTTCGGTGTTCATACCGCTTCCCCTTGAGTTGTCAGATGGCTCAGCCGGCGCTGAATTCGATCCACCATGTCGCGCAAAACAATCAGGTCGGCGACGATGTCTGCCAAGTCAGACGTCCTTCCGGGTTGGGATGCCGCACTTGTCGGCGTCTGCCGTTCCCCCGTCAGCACGTAGGCCACGTCGATCTTCAGATCGGGCCGATGCAGGGCTAAAACGGCGACTTTTTCCGCTGGGAACGAATCTCTTTCTTTGCGGGCATGGAATGCAGTTTTTGTCATGCCAAGTGCATCGGCAATTTCCACGTCCTTGCTTTTTCCAAGGCTCTCTTTTAAGCGGGCGAGGACTGCACCAAATTTTTCTGGTGGGGCTTTCATGGCATCTCCTGTACGATTCAGCCCGGTTGATGCGGGCCTTTGACGCCGGGCTTGATGCCCAGAGCCACAGCGATTCGGTGCGGCAAACCACGCTTGCAAGGCGTGTAGCCGTTCAGCACGCGATAGACGGATTCACGCGGAAAGCCGTTCTTGTCAGCCCACTCGGACACGGGCGTGCCAGAGGCGGCGAACTGGGCTTTAACTTGGGCTGGGGTCACTTGATGGCTCCTTTCTTTGGCTCTGTTGAATGACATTTAACATGTCAAAAGACACTTTAAGTGTCATTAGAAACCAAGTCAAGGGAACCAATGAACTTTTTTGAAGAGGCCACGCTGCGCCTAAAGCAGCAACTCAAGGTCACTGAAGACAAGCAGGTAGCGGAAGCTCTCGGACTGACATCGAATGCATGGACGCTTAGGAAGCGTCGATTTGCATTCCCAAAGACAGAGCTGTACGCCTTGGCTGCCAAGCGCTCCGATCTGAAGATCGACGTGGCCTATGTGCTGACGGGCATCACCTCAGAGGCCACAGCACTGCTGGAGGCTAAGCAGGCTCGCATCGCCCGCGCGGTGGACGCTGGCCTGTCGCCGGAAGAAGTGCGGGCGCAGGAGCGCGTCCAGGGGCCGGGGCCGTCTCCCGAACGCATCCGGCTGCTAGCGGAAATGCTGCCCGGCCTGCGTGCTGCGGAATTCGAGGCCGTATTCACGCAGGTGGAATCAATCACGCAGTTGCGCGAAGCACTGCAAGAGGCCAAAAAACCGCAATGACTGGGTTTGCGGCCTGCCCGTATCAGGCCGCTAAGGTAAAGGGAGTGGTATGCCGCAGTGGATCGACTCGCACGGTGTCCAGCTTGGGAACCTGCACACCTACGGAAAGCTATGGGTGTTTGACCGCTTACCGTATTTCAGCGGGAGCAGTGACAACGGTGCCACTGTTTTTCAAACTCAGGCGACCCAAGGAGATGGGGTCACTGATTTGGTTATTCGATGGTGGCTAGCTCTCGATATTGGCCCACCCGCTAATGGTGACCAAGCGCTGTTCGCACAATTCAATGCTGTCTTGTGCAAAGTGGCTCAACCTGTTGCACTCATCGTCCGAGATGCACACCTCTTGCGCGGGTCTGTGTTGAACAGTTTGCGGCTGCTAACTGAGTGGAAGGGCGCACGCATCGCCGTTTTATTGGAGGGCGATGTAAGCGCCATCGATATGGCTACGCGAGATTTCCCATCGTTCTATCAACGCGCAACGTATTGTGTGGAAGTTCAGAAGCTGTTTTAGGCCTCTGGCCTCAACCTCTCACGGCCTCCCGGCGTCAGTGGTTGCGGAATAGACGGCTTATGACTGTGCCTCACACGCTGGAAGCGCCGCATCGGCTGCACGCAGCAATGCTGTTTTTCCAGTATCAAATGAAGCTGCCGTTTCCACTGCAACCCGCAAGCAATCCACTATGGCCCGACGGATTGACACCGGCCAGTTTGCGGCAGCATTAAACGCAGCGATGTAGCAGGTGGCGTGTGCTTCGTCCCAGTCCATGGGTGGCTCCTGATTGGATGACCACCTGCCGGTGGCGTGAGGGGTGGAGCCGGTGCTCTGGGCGCTCTGGCGTGCGGTGACGCTCGGACACTCGTGGCACTCGAAGTGGCCCCGTTGATCGTTACAGTTAATTTATTCTATCCACAGACTGCGGCATCAAATAGTATCAGGCGCCACCCGGCGCCTTTTTTTACGGGCCCGCCGATATTGAGCATCCGTTAGCTAGTATCCCGGTCGCCCGCCCCTAAAAATCCTCGCATTGCCTGTGAGGATTTTTTATGTGCCAGTCATCCGCACTGTCGAGCACCACGAAATCGTGGATATCGTCCAACACCATCCTGCTTAATTTGATGATGCTGGTGGCCGTGTTCTTGGCGGGATTTGTGGCCCAGGCCGCTCCCGACATCATCCCCCCGACCATCCCGACGCATCAGGTGGGGGCCCTCGTGGTGGCGGTGTGCGTCATCAACATCATTGCCCGCCTTTTTGTCAGCACGCCCATCCTCAACAGGGGCGAGCCATTACCGTCCATCGACGGTCGGTGGTAACCGGCGCAATGCCGCTGTGGATGAGGAGCCCCCCGATGGCCGATGTACTGCAAGCCCTGCGCGATTGGCTGTCGCCCGTGGTGCTGCCGATCCTGGGTGTCATCTACACCTGGATCAAAACCAATGACCGCGATAACGCCGAGCAAATCAAGGCCGTGGCCAGTGACCTCGGCGACAAGATCAGCGCCCACGATGACCGGCTGAACCAGCTATCCGGTCGGGTTGAATCGATCGCTGCCAATCAGGCGCACCTGCCGAACCACGGCGAAGTCACCGACATCAAAGAGCGCCTGGCCCGGCTCGAAAGCACCGCCGAATCGCAAGGCCGCAGCCTCGAATCTCTGGCCACAGACGTCAGGGCCACACGCGGCGCCATTGAGACCGTGCGTGATTTTTTGCTGCACCACCCCATCCCCAAAGGAAAGTCATGAACAGCTTCGCCGACCACATGGCCGAACACCGGCGCTTGAAGATGCTGCATGTGCTGCTCTCCAGCAACGGCTACACCACCAACACGCACGCACTCAATGGCATGACGGCCCGCCTGGGCTACCCGGTGGAGATGGATCGCACCCGCACCGATGTGGCTTGGCTGGCCGAGCAAGGGCTGGTGGCGGTGGAGGACGTGGCGGGCCTGCAAATCGTCACGCTGACCGAACGTGGCCAGGACGCAGCCAACGGCCTGGCCCAAGTGCCCGGCGTCGCCCGCCCGCGCGCCGGGGAGGTGTGAGCACATGGCCCGCCGTTCATCCATCGAAGACCTGCCCAAGGAAACCCAGGAGCGGCTGGCCGACCTGATCCGAGAAGGCTGGACGCTGGACGAAATCACCCAGGTGCTCACCGACATGGGCGCCCAGGTGAGCCGCTCGGCGGTGGGCCGGTACGTGCAGAAGCAGAGCATGGCGATGCTGCGATACCAAGAGGCGCAGCAGGTGGCCAAGGTGTGGGTGGATCGAATCGAAGCCGAGCCGGATGGCGATGTGGCGCGCTTGCTGCCGCAGATGCTGAGTGCCGTGGCGTTCACTACCATTGATGCCATGAGCGATGCGGAGGATGGGGCTGGATCGATGGATGTGGCCTTGATGGCTCGCGCAATCAAGGACATGAGCAGCGCCAAGATCAACCACGCCAACCTGGAACTGAAGATGCGCGAGGTGCGCGAGCAGGAGCGTCGGAAGGCGCTGGAAGATGCCGCCAAGGTGGTGGGTGAAGCGGCCCGCGCCCAGGGCATGGATGAAGAGCAAGTGGACTTCTGGCGCCGCAAGGTTCTGGGGGTGAAGTGATGGCCGCTCCAGCCTCAGCACTGGCCCCACGTGCCGACACCACCCGCTATGTGGAGTGGGACGAGCTGCCGGACACCGTCAAATCCATCCCGCAGGGCTTCAACCCGTTGGCCGATGGTGTGCTGATGCGGCACCAGGCCGAGTGGGTCAGCATTGATGCGCCGATCAAAGTGTGCCCCAAGGGGCGCCGCACCGGAATCACGTTTTCCGAG